GAAGGTACAACAGTAAGAAAATGGACTTTGGCTGTGTTTAGAACTGCATGCGACTGAACAAAAGGAATCACCATATCAGTCAGGCTATCCTCAGAAATGTCAATTGGAACCAAAATAGAGTTATACATTTGACCCTCCTGTGTGTTTTTTGTACATAACAAGATTAGTCCCTTGGTTGCCAGTAAACAGAGAGCCAGATGACAGAACTATTAAAATCCGCAGACAGATAAGTGAAAATAAATCTGTAGCTATCTTTTAGGGATAGGGCCACGTAGAGTGTCCGTGTGGTGAATCCCCCTATGCGGTGGGGCGTCTTGACAGGCAGGTGAGTAACGCGGTTTTGTGGTCTGGCACAGAGTCACCGGGAGGCACCCGGCACCACAATCTATATTTTATCCAGATAACTCTATTCTCAAGGCTGCCGATTGGCGGCTTTTTTTTTCAGGCTCCCGAATACCCCCATCACTCGTTTGTCGTTAATTCAGCCGGAGAGCCTGACTATAGACAGATAAGATTAGTCTTATTAAGAGTAAGCTATTAGACTGTCTCAGTGGTGAATCCCCCTATGCGGTGGGGCGACTAGTCAGGGCAGGTGAATGACGCGGTTCTGTGGTCTGGCGCAGAATCACCGGGAGGCACCCGGCACCACAATCTACATCTCATCAAGATTTATCTATTCTCAAGGCTGCCGATTGGTGGCCTTTTTTATTTCAAGCTCCCGGAACCCCCATCAATCGGATTGTCGTTAATTCATCCGGAGAGCCTGATCCTTTCAACACAACACCCGCGAACAGCGAGGTGAGAGAAATGTCCCGTATGAGCAAACTTGTCACCGGAGTCGCCCTCGGCACCTCAGGAGGAACCATCCTGAACGGCGTCCTCACAAAACTGAGTCCTGACGAATGGAGCGCTATCGGCGTACTGGCGGGGATTGCCGGGATAATCGTTACCGGACTCATTAACTGGTATTTCAAACGCAAGGTCGCCAATGCGCAGGTTAAGGCGTTGGAGAAATACGGCCCGGCGGTGAAAGTTGGAGAAGATTGATATGCCAATGACCAGCAGCCTTCGCAATAAACTGATCGCCGCAGCTGGTGGCGGTGCAATGCTGATTGCCTCACTTTTCCTCGGTGGCCAGGATGGCGTAGAAGGGCGGAAGTACCAAGCTTATAAAGATGTCGCCGGAGTTTGGACCGTCTGCGACGGTCACACTGGGCGGGATATCGTCAGGGGCAAAACTTATACCGATCGCGAGTGTGACCAGTTGCTGTGGAAAGACCTCCAGCCAGCCAAGCGTACGGTAGACAATCTGGTCAGGGTGCCGCTTGGCGAGTATCAGCGAGCTGCACTTTACAGCTTTGTCTTTAACGTTGGTTCTGACGCGTTCTCGAAGTCCACGCTGCTGCGCAAGCTGAATAAAGGTGATCACGACGGCGCGTGCGAAGAGATGCGGCGTTGGGTTTACGCTGGTGGCATGAAATGGAAAGGCCTCCAGAACCGGCGCGAGATGGAGCGCAGCATGTGCCTAGCGGAGAGCAAAAATGACCTCTAAGGCCTGGCTGATAATCGGCATTGAGCTGCTTTTATCCTTCCTGGTTGTTTACCTCCTGCTCGGCAAGGTCGGTGAAGAGAAGAAGCGTGCTGACGACGCCGAGCAAAACCTGAAACTGGCAACCGCCACCATCACCGATATGCAGGTACGCCAGCGTGATGTCGCTGCGCTGGATGCCAAATACACAGGAGAACTGCAGGATGCAAAAGCCACTATCGATCAGCTTGAGCGCGATGTTGCTTCTGGCAAGCGTCGGCTGCAGCTCAACGCGAGATGCACCACGAACGGAGCGACCAGCACCACCAGCATGGATGATGGCACCGGCCCCCGACTTACTGACTCCGCTGAACGGGATTATTTCACCCTCAGAGAGCGAATCGAAACCGCCACCAAGCAACTGACCGGGCTGCAGGAATACGTTCAGACACAGTGCCTGAAATAGAGCCTCATCCTTGAAGCTCTCACACAGTCTCTCCACTGGACTTTAAGCATAGAGAATTCTCAGCCTCGCAATAGCGGGGCTTTTTCATAACCAAAGAGGTCACATGCAAGCACATCAGCAGCGCGTCGTTGACGAGCAAACCGAACTTCAGGACAAGGCCACCAAGCTGGCAGAATTCATCAAATCATCTCCGATCTTTGCCGGCCTGGACGACACCCAGCAAGGACTGTTGAAAGCTCAGCTGAGTGCAATGCAGGCCTATGGCGAGATTCTGGCTCTGCGCATCGGTTCGTTCTGACGGATGCCATTACAAAGCGTCCTCTCCCGGGCGCTTGATAATGGATATCCCCTACGGCGGATAAAACAAAAATATACCCTGTAGGGGTTAAACACAGCCTCGTTAATACGAGGTTTTTTTATGCGCCTCGTACGCGCAACAAAGAGAGTCTTTCAGCCGTGAGCCTGGGGATCCGCTTCTCTCATGCGGCTGTCCCGTACGACAGGCTCACATCAAAAAGGAAACAACTATGGACAATAAAAAGTCGGAGCCTTTAGCGGGCTTATCGTTCGGCTATCTCTTGCGTATTCAGGACGCTATTGCTGACCAGCTTGACCATTTAAAATACTGCTGGGAGCAAAGCCATGGTGCATCTTCAGAAGGTAAAGTGCCCGTTATTTTCTTAGGTGAGCGCTACACCGTGTTTGCTGGTGGGTATACGCCTGAGGAGATTAAAGATGCGATCGAACGCATCCAGGCCGGACGCAAAGAGAAAGCTGATAAAAAGCTGGTGGGTGAAACTGTTCTCAATGATGCGTGTGTTCAGCCTGGAACCATTCAAAGTGAGAAGCTGGGTAACGCAACTATCAGCAGCAGTTACAGCATCCGTGTAAATGACAGCGAGAGCGAAAAGCGACGTGTTGCCGGGATGATCTCAGTTAAGGGCAGTCTATTCCGGGCGCAGGCAGTTGCAACCAGGGTTGAGCTCTCAGACGACATGCGTGAAGCGGTGGTGGATGCTGTGCGCAACAGCGATCTGTTTGTATCCCTCAGGGCTGAGATGATCGGGCAGGCGGCATCAATCGACAGCCTTAAATCGGCTGTTCATGATGCTATCCGCAACGCAACACAGCCCGGTGGCCTGCTCTATGGTAAGAGCTAATGCCCGCCGCAATCCCTCGCGCCTGTCGTAAGCGCGGGTGCTCTGGCACCACCACTGACCGTTCCGGCTACTGCGAAACCCACCGTAATGAAGGATGGCAGCAGCATCAGCGAGGCCTGAGCCGCCACCAGCGTGGCTACGGCAGTAAGTGGGACATCATCCGCGTCCGCATCCTTAAGCGTGATCGACACATCTGCCAGCAATGCCTGCGCAACGGCAGACCTCGACCGGCTGAAACGGTCGACCACATCATCCCGAAAGCTCACGGCGGCACAGACGAAGACAGCAATCTCGAATCGCTGTGCTGGCCATGCCATAAGCGCAAGACCGCGACGGAGAGAACCCGATGAGCTATATGCGTTGCACCTACTGCGGCTCGACGCTGCACACCGTAGCGAATTGCCCAAAGACATGGGGTGGCTCAGCCCGCCGCGCGAACCTGCGCTGCGGTTACTGCGGTCAGTCAGGCCATAACTCCAGCGCCTGTCCGCACAATGCCAGTAGCGCGCGGCGCCGCAACGTTAGTGATGACTTCCATCTCGACTGATGTAATGTGAAATGATTTCAAATGCAATCATTTTTATGTGAATGATATCAATTCTCAGAACCGGGGGAGGGCGGGTCAAAAGTTCAGGCACCTGCCTGCTGAGGACCGCCGCCTAACCTTTTTTCACACCGCCGCAGGTTAGAAAACTTTTTTATGGGGATCCCCACCATCGATTAATAGGAGTTTTCGATTATGCCAGGACCACCGAAAACCCCGACACATCTGGCTTTGGTGAAGGGGAACCCATCAAAACGAGCTGTCAACAAAGACGAGCCTAAACCCGCTTCTGGGGTACCCCCAGTTCCGAAGCATTTCGACAAGATGGGGAAGTACTGGTTTAAGCGAATTGGCGAAGAGCTTGATGCTGTCGGGGTGATGACGACCCTGGACGGTAAAGCACTTGAACTGCTGATCGAGGCTTACACAGAGTACCGGAAACACTGCGAGACGTTAGAGCGGGAAGGTTACACCTACGCCGTCTACAGCGAGGATGAGCCGGACGAAGGGAAAGAGCGGGAAATCAGGATGATTAAGCCGCACCCGGCGGCAGTGATGAAAGCCGATGCGTGGAAGCGCATCAGGGCAATGCTCGCTGAATTCGGCATGACCCCGGCCAGCCGGTCCAAGGTTGGCGCTAAAGGCCCGGCTGAGGCCGATCCACTGGATGAATTTCTTAAAAAGCGCAAATGATGAATGGCAACGGTTTCGGAAGGTATTCAGTACGCCGAGCGCGTGCTGTCTGGCGAGATTGTTGCTGGCGAACTGGTGCGCCTGGCGTGCCAGCGATTTCTTAATGATTTAGAGCATGGGCCTGGGCGCGGCATCTACTTCAGTGAGGAACGCGCCCAGCACATCCTCGATTTTTATAATTTCGTCCCACACGTTAAAGGGGCGCTGGCAGGCAAGCCGATCACGCTGATGGCCTGGCACGTTTTTATCCTGATCAACATTTTTGGTTTCGTCGTTCCGCTGATTGATGAGATGACAGGCCTGGCTGTGATCGATGATGACGGTGATACGGTCATGGTGCGCCGCTTCCGTACGGCTTATGACGAGGTGGCGCGTAAAAACGCCAAATCCACACTTTCGTCTGGCATTGGGTTGTACATGACCGGCGCCGACGGTGAGGGAGGCGCTGAGGTTTACTCAGCCGCCACGACCCGCGACCAGGCGCGGATTGTTTTTGATGATGCCAAGAACATGATCAAGAAAGCCCCCCGCACGCTGGGGCGTCTTTTTGGTCACGTTAAGCTCAACATTCACCAGGAGCGTTCGGCCTCTAAGTTTGAACCGCTCTCCAGCGATGCGAATAACCTCGACGGCCTGAATATACATTGCGGCATTGTCGACGAGCTGCACGCTCACCGTACCCGTGATGTCTGGGACGTTCTGGAAACAGCTACCGGTGCGCGCCTTCAGTCCCTGCTTTTCGCAATAACGACGGCGGGTACCAATAAAGAGGGCATCTGTTACGAGCAGCGGGATTACGCCATCAAGGTGCTGCGCGGCGTGGTGGAGGATGACACCTATTTTGCCCTGATTTATACCCTCGACGAAGGCGACGATCCCTTTGACGAGGCCAACTGGCCGAAAGCTAACCCCGGCCTCGGTATCTGTAAGCGCTGGGACGACATGCGCCGCCTTGCCAAAAAGGCAAAGGAGCAGGTCGCGGCGCGGCCGAACTTTTTTACCAAGCATCTGAACATCTGGGTAACTGCCGAGAGCGCCTGGATGGACATGGACCGCTGGGCAAAAATGCCGGGTATTGCTTCAGAAGCTGAGCGTAAGGCGTGGCCTCTGTGGGTGGGGGTCGACCTCGCCAACAAAATCGATATTTGTGCAGCGGTGAAAGCCTGGCGCGATCCTGCAGGTGAAACTCATATGCAGCCACGCTTCTGGATCCCGGAAGGGCGACTGGAAACAGCGCCAGCCCATATTGCAGAGCTTTACAGGAAGTGGGCCGACGCCGGATATCTCGAGCTGACTGACGGGGACGTTATCGATCACGGCATGATTAAAGCCGACATTGTGGAGTGGGTGAAGGGCGAGAACATCAAGGAGATTGCTTTCGATCCCTGGAGCGCCGTGCAGTTCAGCCTGTCACTTGCGGAGGAAGGCTTGCCGCTGGTGGAAGTCGCACAGACGGTCAAAAACCTTTCTGAGTCCATGAAATCAGTGCAGGCGGAGATTTACGGCAACAAGTTCCACCATGACGACAACCCCGTAATGCGGTGGATGATGTCAAACGTCACGGTTAAGCCGGACAAAAACGACAACATCTTCCCGAACAAGTCCACACCTGAAAACAAAATTGACGGACCGGTTGCACTGTTTACGGCTAAAAGCCGGATGCTGGTCAATGGTGGTAATGATGCTCAGGATCTGAGCGGCTTCTTTGAAAATCCAATCATGGTAGGTTTCTGATGAAGAAAAGTAAGCAGCCGGGCAAGGTAAAAAGTGCCCTGCTTAACTGGCTGGGCGTGCCCATCAGCCTGACTACCGGAACGTTCTGGCAGGAGTGGTACGGCACGAGCAGCAGCGGCAAGGTCGTCACGGCAGATCGGGCGATCCAGCTTTCGGCAGTCTGGGCCTGCGTCCGGCTTCTGAGCGAGTCGGTGTCCACGCTGCCGGTTAAGATTTACACCCGGCAGGCTGATGGCTCGCGCAAGCTGGCGCAGAACCATCCGGTTTACCAGGTGCTTTGTCGCCGTCCCAATCTGGAAATGACGCCGTCCCGGTTCATGCTTATGGTGGTGGCCAGCATCTGTCTGCGCGGTAATGCGTTTGTCGAGAAACTGTTTATCGGCAATAAGCTGGTGTCGCTGGTGCCACTGCTGCCCCAGAACATGGTGGTGAAGCGGCTGGACACCGGGCGGCTGGAATACACCTATACCGAAGACGGCAGGCAGCGCGTAATTCCCGAAAAGAACCTGATGCACATCCGGGGATTTGGCCTCGATGGTGTTTGCGGCATGATGCCATTGAGTTCCGGCCGGGATGTAATTGGTGCGGCGATGGCGGTAGAAGAGTCGGCAGCAAAAATTTTTGAAAACGGGCTTCAGAGTTCCGGCTTTCTCTCTGCTGATATGGCTCTGGATGATGATCAGCGTGATCGGCTTCGTCAGTACATGGCTAAGTTCACCAGTTCCCGGAACGCCGGGAAAATCATGGTGCTTGAGGGCGGACTGAAATATCAGAACGTCACCATGAACCCGGAAGCGGCGCAGATGCTGGAAAGTCGCTCTTTTGGCATTGAGGAAATCTGCCGCTGGTTCCGCGTGCCGCCGTTTATGGTCGGGCATACCTCGAAGCAAAGCAGCTGGGCGTCGAGCCTCGAGGGAATGAACCTCCAGTTCCTGACCCACACGCTGCGCCCGCTGCTGGTGAATATCGAGCAGGAGATCTCCCGTTGCCTGCTGAATGGCGAAGAGGACCTCTTTGCTGAGTTCTCAGTTGAGGGCCTGCTGCGCGCCGACAGCGCTGGCCGGGCTGCTTACTACACCAGTGCGCTGCAGAACGGCTGGATGTCCCGCAACGACGTACGCCGCCTGGAAAACATGCCACCGATTGAGGGCGGCGATCTTTATACGGTGCAGCTCAACCTGACGCCGCTTGAAGACCTGAAACAAAACAGTCAGGCAGCACAGGCTTTCGCGCTGCGACAGGTTCATAACCACGTATTCCCCGACATCCCCTTCGAACAGTCCCCGCTGAAACAGGCGGCTTAGGAGCATCCATGACAATTAAAAGCCTTCCGGCGGCGCCGGAGGGGCGACCTTTTGCGCGCGAAAAACCTGACCTGCCGGCAGCGGCAATGGAGCGCTGGAACGGCGGCATCCGCGCCGCCCGTGACGGTGACAACAGCATTTCTATCTTCGACGTGATCGGCGCGGACTACTGGGGCGACGGGGTGACGGCCAGCCGCATTGCCGGGGCGCTTCGCTCCCTTAATGGCGCTGACGTAACGGTCAACATCAACAGCCCCGGCGGCGACATGTTCGAGGGCCTTGCGATTTATAACCTGCTGCGCGAGTACGAAGGCAGGGTCACTGTGAAGGTGCTGGGTCTGGCAGCGTCGGCGGCGTCGGTCATCGCGATGGCCGGTGACGACGTGCAGATTGGGCGCGGTGCATTCCTGATGATCCACAACTGCTGGGTTTACGCGATGGGCAACCGTCACGACCTGGCGCAGATCGCCGCTGACATGGAGCCGTTTGATAACGCGATGAGCGATATCTATCAGGCGCGCAGCGGTCTTGATGCCGACACTATCGGAAAGATGATGGATGGCGAAACCTATATCGGCGGCAGTGACGCGGTAGCGAAGGGCTTTGCTGACAGCCTTCTTTCCGCTGATGAAATTGCCGACGACGACGACAGTCCGGCGGCTGCGCTGCGCAAGCTTGACGCGCTGCTGGCCAAAACCGATACGCCGCGCTCAGAGCGTCGAAAACTTCTTAAAGCTTTATCCGGCAGCAAGCCAGGCGCTGCTGCCATCCCTGAAGGTACGCCGGGCGCTACCGAAGAAATCAACCCTGACAATATCAAACAACTTGAAGACGCCCTGGCGGCGTTCGGCCAATAAGGAAAGACCATGTCTGAAGTTAACGAATTACTGAAAAAAGTCTCCTCGAAGCTGGAAGAAGTTTCCAGCACGTTCAGCCAGAAAGCCGAGGATGCGCTGAAGGAGGCTAAAAACTCTGGACAGCTTTCAGCGCAGACCAAAGAGGCGGTAGATAAAATTGCCACTGAGCACAATGCGCTGAACGATGCGCTGAAGTTGCTGAAATCTTCGGTGGGTGAAATTGAGCAGCAGGTAGCTCAGATGCCACTGGCCAGCGCTGCAAAAATTATCGAGACCGTCGGCCAGACCGTTATCAGCAGCGAAGCGCTAAAAGCTTTCGCGGCAAGCGTTGAAGGCGGCAAGCGCGTCAGCGTTCCAGTTAATGCTGCGTTGATCTCCACTGACGTGGCAACCGGCGTGGTCGAGCCGCAGCGCCTGCCGGGTATTGATACCGCGCCGAAGCAGCGCCTCTTCATCCGGGATCTGATTGCTCCGGGCCGCACCTCGGCGCCAGCCATCTTCTGGGTGCAGCAGACCGGATTCACCAATGCGGCGAAAGTTGTGCCGGAAGGTACCGCCAAACCGTACAGTGATATCCAGTTCGCCACGCAGATCACTCCGGTGACCACCATCGCGCACATGTTCAAGGCGTCCAAACAGATCCTGGATGATTTTGCACAGCTGCAGTCCACTATCGACGCTGAAATGCGTTACGGCCTGAAATATGTCGAAGAGCAGGAGATTCTCTTCGGTGATGGTACCGGCGCGCACCTGAAAGGCATCGTCCCGCAGGCGTCTGCTTATGACGCTGCCTTTACCGTTGAGCAGCAGAACGGCATCGATGATCTTCGCCTCGCAATGCTGCAGGCGCAGCTGGCGCGCTTCCCGGCTTCCGGCCACGTCCTGCACTTTATCGACTGGGCGAAAATTGAACTCACCAAGGATACGCTGGGCCGCTATATCCTGGCGAATCCGGCGGCCCTTACCGGGCCAACCCTCTGGGGCCTGCCGGTGGTGGCGACCGAAGCTGCCGCATTTCAGGGCAAGTTCCTTACCGGTGCATTCAACGCCGCGGCCCAGCTGTTCGACCGTGAAGATGCCAACGTGGTGATCTCCACTGAGAACGCCGACGACTTCGAGAAAAACATGATCTCAATTCGTTGCGAAGAGCGCCTGGCACTGGCGGTGAAACGGCCGGAAGCGTTTATTTACGGAGCCTTCACTGCGCCTGCTACAGGTGGCGGTGCGTAATCCTTAACGGCGGCCTGCGGGCCGCTTTTCTTTTTTCCTTTAAGGAGACAGCCATGAAGCTGATCGCTATCAAGCCCATTTACTTTGAAGGCAGCGTGCTCACTGAAGGCACCGAGTTCGAGACGCTGGAGCAGCATGGTCGCGAGCTGGTGGCACGCGGTTATGCCGCAGAACCTGGCGCCAAAAAACCGGGACCGGATAAAGACCCCGATCCAAAAGGAAAAGGCAAAGGTAAGTAAGGGGCGCGCATGCTGACTAAAGAGCAGGTGAAGCATCACTGCAATATCGAACAGGACTTCACGGAAGATGACGCCTGGATCGATACGGGCATAAAAGCTGCGGAACGCTACGTTGAAAAATGGACCCGCCGTCGGCTTTATGAAAAAGCTGATGATCCGCTTTATCAGGACGATTCGGACGCACTGCTTTATGGCGAGGATATCGAAATAGCTATGCTGATGCTGATTGGTCACTGGTACGCAAATCGCGAAGCTATAAACGTTGGGAATGTGACATCTGCACTGGCCCTATCCACTGAAGCACTCCTTCAACCTTACCGGATTTATGGCCTATGAAAGCGGGACGTTTGCGGCACAGGGTAATCCTTCAGAAACCGGCAACCGGGCGATTACCGTCCGGACAGCCTGCAACCGGCTGGGTCGATGTTGCTTCGGTTCGGGCAGAAGTCGCGGATGTATCGGGCCGGGAGATGATGGACGGCGGCGCAGAGTTGAGCAGCACCACAACCCGGATCTGGATGCGTCGTTATCCAGGCATTCCCGTAACTACGGGATGGCGTGCCCTTCATCTGCCGCCTACCGGAGATGGTGAGATATATGACATTAAGTCGGCTATCTCAGCAGAGAACGGCACAAGGCTGGAATTACTTTGCGAGAAGGGGATGAAACAGTGATTTCAACGAGTCTTGATTTCTCAGGTCTGGCCGATATCGCGCAGGATCTGGAGGCGCTCAGCAGAGCCGAAAATAACAAGGTTTTGCGCGATGCCACCCGAGCCGGTGCCGAGGTCCTGAAAGAAGAGGTTAAAAATCGCGCCCCTGAACGAACTGGGAAACTGAAAAAAAACGTGGTTGTGGTGACCCAGAAAGGGCGCCGCCGGGGTGAAATTTCCTCTGGCGTCCATATTCGTGGTCGTAATATGCGCACCAACAACAGCGATAACAGCATGAAGGCGTCCGACCCGCGCAATGCCTTTTACTGGCGCTTCGTGGAACTCGGTACGTCGAATATGCCTGCGCACCCCTTCGTTCGCCCGGCATTCGATACCCGCCAGGAAGAGGCGACACGGGTAGCCATGGCCCGAATGAACCAGGCCATTGATGAGGTACTGGCGAAATGACCGAAGCCGATATTTATCAGCGTCTCAGCGCCCTGGCAGAGGGTAACGTTTTTCCTTACGTGGCGCCGCTGGGTACCGTAGCACCGTGGGTGATTTATCTGCTCCCGAGTTCAGTCAGCGAAGATGTTTTTTGCGGACAGGCAGAAACAGCAAGCACCGTTCAGGTTGACGCCTGGGCCTCGTCAATTGATGGCGCCCGGGAGCTGCGTAATCAGGTTAAAGCTGCTCTGGGCGATCTGCATCCTGTCGGGCTAAACGAGATCAACGGCTACGAGCCAGATACCGGGCTTTACCGGGCCACCCTGGAAATTCAGATTTGGCAATAAACTTATACCGCCGCCTCAGGGCGGCTTTTTTAACCTGGAGAAATCATGACCAGTAAGTATGAAGTTACAAAGGGGATGACCGTTGCCGTCTCCGACGCGCCTGTAACCGCCGCGGATTTTATTTCTTCCACCTTCCCGGGAGCTGGCGTCACATGGCTGGAAGCGGCCTGTGCAACGAAGGAGATCACCTTTACCGGCGGCCAGAAGGGTGATATCGACGTCACCACACTGTGTTCAACCGAACAGGAGCAAACCAACGGACTTGCCGCGCCGGCAGAAATGAGTATCACCCGTAACTGGGTAGGTGAAGAAGAAGCACAGGAAGCGCTGCAGACTGCATATGAAAACGATGAGCTGCGCGCGCTGCGTGTGGTGTTCCCTTCGGGCAACGGTTTTTATGTGCTGGTGGAGGTTCGCCAGAGTTCGTGGTCTGCGGCAACCTCATCCGTTGTTGGGGCAACCTATTCGCTGCGTGTTCGCGGTAAGCCTAAGCGCATTTCCGCATCTGGTTCCTGAGCGGCTTCGGCCGCTTTTTTAATCCCCTATCCTGTAAAAAGAGAAGAATGAAATGGCGCAAAGGACTTCACAGAATTCACTACGCAACGTGGCGCTTACTGCATCAAAAGCGTACCGCACAAAACCGGGCGTCACGGTGCCCGAATGGGACGGAGCACAGGTCACACTGCGCGAACCCTCCGGCGATGCCTGGGTAAAGTTCCGTGAAATCGTCAATCCTCAGATCCCGGAAGGTGAAGAGCCACCCATCCTGACCGAATCACAGAAATTTTTGCGCAATAAAGAGGCCGACGTCGTTCTGTTTATTGACGTTCTGCTGGATGAAAACGGCGAGCGCGTTTTTGGCGATGACGATCAGGCGCAGGTTGCTGAAATTTACGGACCGGTACACGCCCGACTGCTGGCGCAGGCTCTCGGCCTCGGAATGAGCCAGGAAGAAGCGGGAAAGCCGTAAAGCAGCCGCTGACCTTCTTCCTGATGTCGCTGGCGCTCCGGCTGGGGCGCACCCTGCAGGAGCTGCGCCAGACCATCACCGCCAGCGAACTGAAAATGTGGATCGAGTTTGACCGCATCAGTCCGATTGGCGACTGGCGCGCCGACGCGCAGGCGGCACAAATCTCCGTTGCGATGCTGAACTCTCAGGGCGGAAAATTCACTATTCCCGAAGTGATGCTGAAGTGGGGAGAGCAGGAAGAAAGCGATGAAGTCTCTGAACTTGAAGAATGGATGTCCAGTCTTTAATGCCCGCGGCTGCGGGCTTTTTTATGGGTGAAATATGGCAACGCTGCGCGAGCTAATAATCAAAATTTCGGCGAACTCCTCTTCTTTCCAGTCAGAGATCGCCCGAGCTTCCCGCATGGGGACAGATTACTACCGCACTATGGAGCAGGGCGGGAAAAAGGCAGCAGCGGCCACCCGAGAAACACAACGCTCACTGGCAGATTTGAACTCACAACTCGCAACAGTTCGATCCTCAGCCGCTGGCCTTGCCGGTGCATGGGCAGGCGCTTTTGCCACGCATCAACTTGTTGCATTCGCTGATACATGGAACCAACTGAACGGTCGTCTTCGCCTGGCATCGTCTTCCAGCGAGGATTATGTGGAATCCCAGCGCGTACTGATGGAGATCAGCCAGCGCACCGGAACCTCTCTCGAAGCGAACAGCAATCTTTACAGCCGTATCGCTCAGTCCTTACGTGATGCAGGCTACGCTTCTGCAGATGTTGCAAAGGTAACGGAAACCGTTGCCACCTCACTGAAGCTGTCCGGCGCCAGTACGGAAGAGGCGAGTTCTGTTATCACACAGCTAAGCCAGGCGTTGGGCTCCGGTGTTCTGCGTGGGGAGGAGTTTAATGCAATCATGGAGAGCGGTGGTCGTCTTGCGAAATTTCTTGCTGATGGCCTGGGCACCACCGTTGGCGGCTTGCGCAATATGGCCAACAATGGCGAGCTGACTACGGATAAAATCGTCCCGCTACTGACTAATGTTGAGATCCTGAGAAAGGAGTTCGATACGCTGCCGGCATCTATCAGCGGTTCTGCACAGAAAGTGCAGAACTCATTTCTCGCCTGGGTAGGTGGCGCGAATGATGCAGTCGGGGCATCCTCCACGCTTTCTGGCGTGCTGGATGGTCTGGCTAACAACATCGATGATGTAGCAAATACTGCGGGGCTGCTGGTGGGGGTTGGCCTGGCTCGCTATTTTGGGAACATGGTCGGCAGCGTAGGGCAGTCTACCCGTGCTGTGCTCGCTAACACAGCCGCAGAGGTTGCGCTGGCGCAGGCACAGGTTCGCGGTGCGCAGGTCAGCGTTGCTGCTGGTCGGCAAGCTGTCTACCGGGCACAACAGGCACGCGCAGCGGCAACGAGTATTGAGGCGCAAATTGTCGCCGAGCGTAATCTTCCGGCCACTCAGGCTTCGCTTAATGCAGCTCTTGCAGGCAGGGCATCAGCAGTTAACAACCTCACCAATACAGCCTCAGTGATGACCCGCCTGGGTAGTGGTGTGCTGGGCATTCTCGGCGGCTGGCCAGGCGTTATTATCGGTGCAGGTGCGGCGATGTACGGTCTGTATCAGCATACCCAGCAGGTACACCGTGAAGCAGTGGGGTTTGCCAACAACCTCGACGAGATCAACACAAAACTGCAGCAGATGTCGGTTCTGGGGCTGCGTTCCACTGCGGCAGATGCCCGGACATCATTGCAGGCTCAGAAACAGGACCTGGCTGATCTCGACTCGCAAATCAGGCGAGTGAAAGACAGCCTTAAGGCAGTGGACCAGATCCAGCAGGATTATAATCGCCACCCGACTCTTACCCTGATCAACACCTTCATGGATCAGGCTGACATCACGGCCAAAAACGTTGAGCTTACTGACAAGCTTAATCAGTTGGAATATCAGCGCGAACAGGCTGCCTCGAAGGTTGAACGGACTCAAAAGCTGGTGAACGAAGCCAGCGATCTGGCGACGCAGAAAGCCATTGAGCAGGCAGGCGCCGTCTCTATCCTGAAAGGGGCTTACGATCTTCTCAATCGCTCGATGTCGGCCACAGCAGGTGCAAAACCTCCGCAGTATGCAGGTCCGGTTGTATCAATGGCGAACGCCACGCCTCAGCAGCAAACAGCGCTCGAGCGGTCACGACGTGATAACGAAATGGCGAGCCTTAGCGGGCTGGAAAAATTACATCAGCAGCACGTCTATGAAGCAGAAGACCTTAAGCTAACCGGCGCGCTTTATACCCAGTACATCTACAACAAGGATCAGGCTGCCAAAAAGGATGCTGCCTCAGCTCAGGCTAAAAAGGATTCAACAGCTGCCTCTCAGGCCCAGGGTAAAGCAGAGCGAGAAGCTGCGAGCCAGGCCGAACAGTACACCCGCAAAATGGCCGATCTCAGTGTGGCCATAGATGTTCAGCGCGTACGTGCCACCGAAGGCGAAAAAGCTTCCGAACTGTACGCAGCCTCTCATCAGGCTGGCACCAAGTGGACTGACGAACAGCGGCGCGCAATACAGGCCTCATCTGCCGAGCTGGCAAAGTGGAATCAGAAGGCAGACGAAAATGTTCGCAAACAGCGTGAACAGGCTGACGCCCTCCGGGATCTGACGGATGCTGCCCGGAAGTTCCGGGACGATGCAACCCTCACCACAGACACCGCAGCTATGAGCGATCGGCAGCGCAACCGGTTCGACGAAACACAGCAGATTAACCGTGTTTTCGCCAAAACCGACGGCGGCACCGAAGCTATCGCCCAGCGCGCCGCCGCGCTTGATGCTCTGGATAAAAAATATAAAGCCATTGCTGAGGCCGAATCTGACTGGAGGTCAGGTGTATCACGCGGTTATGCGAACTGGCTCGACGAAATCAGCAACGTATCTGGCACCGTGTCAGATGGTGTCAAAACCACAATGGACAGCGCCTTCAGTAACGTAACCTCAATGCTTGAAGGCAATAAAGTTAGCTGGAAAGCCTGGGGCGTCTCCGTTCTGCAGATCATCGAAAAGGTAGCCCTGCAAATGGCGGTGGTGAACGCGATGGGCGGCGGTTCTTCCAGTTCTGGCTTATTCGGCTCTCTGGTGGGTGGAGTTGCCAGTTATTTCGGCGGCGGTACCAGTGCGGCAGCAAGTACCGGCACAGCGGTTTCCAGCTATGGCTCTAACTTCCAGTTAAACGCGAAGGGTGGGGTTTACGACTCACCATCCCTTAGCGCCTTCAGCAACGGGATCGTAAGGAACCCTACCATGTTTGCCTTTGCAAAAGGCGGGGCCGGAATCATGGGGGAGGCAGGGCCAGAGGCAATCATGCCGCTGACACGCGCGCCGGATGGATCGCTCGGTGTTCGGGCTGTTGGCGGCGGCGGTGGCCAGGCGACATCTTCCGCGCCGCAGGTATATATCACAATCGACGGCAACGGTAACACCACAACCAAAACCTCAGCGGGGCTGGAGCAATTCGGTGCCGAGATCGGACGGTTTGTGGATCAGCGGTACAAACAGAATCTCATGCGTGATATCAGCCCCGGCGGTGATATCTGGAATGCGACACGAGGAGGCCGCTAAAAATGGCTTTAGAGACTTTTTCATGGTGCCCGCGCATTAACGCTGAAGCTGATACGACGTTCAGAACCAGGAAAGCGCAGTTTGGCGATGGATATGAGCAGGTATCGGGTGACGGGTTAAATCCCAGAAGTCAGCAATGGACGCTCAATTTCACAGGGAATGAGTCCTATATCGCCGCCATTAAATCCTTTCTCGACAGGCACGGCGGAACAAAGGCGTTCCAGTGGAAACCACCGCTGGAGGCGCTGGGGCTTTATCGTTGCGAAACCTATAAGCCCACTGGCCTCGGTGCCGGGAAGTTCAACCTTGAAGCAACATTCATACAGGCATTCCGACCATGAGTCTTAACGCAGATTATCAGAAACTCGAACCCGGCAATGAAGTCAGGCTGTTTGAAGTCGATGGCACGGCCTTTGGTACGGGTGAGGTATTGCGGTTTCACAGCTACAGCCTCGCACACACTGAAGCAGCAATTATCGCTGCCGGCGGGGATGAGAATAAGCTGCCGGCAAAATCACTCTGGTGGCAGGGGCAGGAATATAAAGCATGGCCCTGTCAGATTGAGGGGATCGAGGCTTCCACCAGTGGGAGCAGCGCTCAACCGAAATTATCAGTAGCTAACCTCGACGGTTCAATCACGGCGCTGTGTCTGGCCTATGACGATATGCTGCAGGCGAAGGTGACTATCCATGACACGCTGGGTAAATATCTTGACGCGAAAAACTTCACTGGCGGCAATACGACGGCCGATCCGACACAGGAAAAGCTGAAGGTTTTTTATATCGACGCAAAGAGCAGTGAAACGAATAAGGTTGTAGAGTTCACGCTTTCTAGCCCGATGGATCTACAGGGACTGATGATACCGACGCGCCAGCTCCATTCTCTTTGCACCTGGTGCATTCGTAATAAATACCGTACCGGTGATGGTTGCGATTACGCCGGTTCGCGCTATTTCGACAAAAACAACAATCCGGTCAGTGATCCTTCTCTGGACGAATGCAACGGCACTCTGTCTGCCTGCAAACTTCGGTTCGGTGAAAATAACGAACTCTCATTCGGCGGTTTCCCGGGTACCTCATTGATCAGGAGTTAACATGCGTAAAAAGACTGTCACGGCCATCATGGCACACGCTGCGCAGGAGTATCCGCGCGAGTGCTGCGGCGTGGTAGCGCAGAAGAGCCGGGTAGAGCGATATTTTCCCTGCCGTAATCTGGCCACGACTCCAGAGGACAATTTTGTCCTTTGCCCGGAAGACTACGCCACCGCCGAAGAATGGGGACCGGTGACCGCCATCGTTCACAGCCACCCCGATGCAACCGCCCAGCCGAGCGAAACGGATAAGGCCCAGTGTGACATCAACGGGCTACCCTGGCACATCGTCAGCTGGCCGGAAGGTGACTTACGGACCATCATGCCCCGGGGAGAGATCCCCCTCATTGAGCGGCCATTCGTCCTGGGTGTGTACGATTGCTGGGGGCTGGTGATGAGCTATTTCCGACAGACACACGGCATCGAGCTACATGACTACAGGGTGAATTATCCCTGGTGGGAGGACGAGTACCCGGATAATTTCTACCAGGAATGTTGGCACGAATGCGGGTTCCGGGAATTCGACGGCGCGCCGCAGCCAGGTGATATGGTGATCATGCAGGTTCAGGCCAACAAGTGGAATCACGCGGGGATTCTTCTGGAAGGTAATATGCTATTGCACCATCTGTACGGACACCTGAGCCAGCGCGTGCCGTATGGTGGGTACTGGCAGGAAAGAACCATGAAGGTTTTGAGATATAAATCCTTGTGTTAACCTTTGTAAAACGAACAAAAGGGCAGGGATATGAATCGAATTTTGCTGGCACTAGCAGTGATTGGTTTATCTGGTTGCGTAACTGAATCAGTTCCTACCAGTAAAGCGAAAGTCGTTCCGCCGGAACGAGTGCTTATTCAGGGATCTGGAGAAGCTGAGTTCATTGTCACACGTGATAAAGGATGGTTGGTAGGTGGTGGTTGTTACACCACTTTGACCCTTGATGGTAGCCATATTGCTCGCATCGCCACCGGCGAGACTATTTCATATAAAGTTAAGGCTGGTAGGCATATCTTAGGTATCGCTGATGATCCTCAGGGTGGCGGGCTGTGTGGTGTAGGTAACGGAAAGCCTTACAAAGAAACAAGCACGGTGATTTCTGACAATGAAACGCAAAAATTCAGGATCGCTGGTGACACTGGCTCAGGATTAGATATCAGGCCAACCTCTAATTAATTAGAAACCTCCTTCGGGAGGTTTTTTTTTGGAGTTTTACATGAAAGAAATCATGGCGAAAATAGAACTTGGTGGTGCTCTGGGGAAAACATTTGGCCGAGTTCATCACCGTCTAATCAGGACAACTCACGAAGCAACCCGAGCGCTTGGCGCGACTATAAAAGGGTTTGAGCAGTACATGATTTCAAGCCAGCGACGGGGGTTAACCTATGCCGTTTTCAGAGGCAAGCAAAATATCTGTGAAGACGATCTTGGCCTACCCGTCACAGCTGACGTGATTCGTATTGTGCCGGTGATTATTGGTAGTAAGAAAGCTGGTGTTCTGCAGACCATTTTAGGCGCGGTTCTTGTGGTTGTGGGCGTGGCTATAAGCACTTTCACCAGTTGGACTGTTGCCGGGGTTGGTGTGGGTAGCGCATTAACTGGCCTGGGGGCATCAATGATGGCCGGTGGCGTAATTCAGATGCTGTCCCCTCAGCCTTCCGGTTTAGCCAGTAAGCAGGATGCCGATAACCGGGCCTCATATGCGTTCGGCGGCGTAACGAACACCGCAGCACAGGGTTATCCGGTTCCCCTGCTTTACGGACGTCGGCGCATCGGCGGCGCTATCATCTCCGCAGGCATTTACGTCGAAGATCAGCAGTAAAATAATCCTTTCATTCAGGCCACCTCAGGGTGGCTTTTTTTATGGGCGCAATATGGTAAACGCAACCGCTATCAGGGGCCGCAAAGGCGGTGGCTCTAAATCACGCACACCCACCGAACAACCCGATGATCTCCAGTCTGTAGCGAAGGCCAAAATTCTGATAGCTCTGGGAGAGGGAGAGTTCTCTGGCCAGCTCACCGGTAAAAATATTTATCTGGATGGTACCGCGCTGGAGAACGCAGACGGATCGCCAAACTTTAGCGGGGTGGTGTGGGAGTTTCGCCCGGGTAACCAGGCACAGAGCTATATCCAGGGCATACCGGGTACAGAAAACGAAATCACCGTCGGTACCGAAGTATCAAGTGCCACCGCCTGGACGCGAACGTTTACCAATACCCAGCTCTCGGCTGTTCGTCTTCGCCTGAAATGGCCCTCGCTGTTCAAACAGGAGAACGACGGCGATCTGGTCGGTAACTCTGTTAACTATGCGATTGACCTGCAGACCGACGGCGGAGCCTGGCAGACGGTGCTGAATACCAGCGTGACCGGTAAAACCACATCCGGCTATGAGCGCAGCCACCGTATCGATCTGCCTCAGGCGGGCAGCACCTGGACTATTCGCCTGCGCAAGCTGACCGCTGATGCAAACAGCGCGAAGATCGGCGACACGATGACCCTTCAGAGCTTCACTGAAGTGATCGACGCCAAGCTGCGCTACCCGAACACAGCCCTGCTTTATATCGAATTCGATTCAAGCCAATTTAACGGCTCAATCCCGCAGATCTCCTGTGAGCCGCGCGGGCGTGTGATCCGCGTACCTGATACCTATAACCCGGAAACCCGCACTTACACTGGCACCTGGACTGGTGCGTTTAAGTGGGCGTGGACCGATAACCCGGCGTGGATTTTTTACGACCTGGTTGTATCCGACCGGTTCGGCCTGGGTCACCGGCTCACGGCGGCGAATATCGACAAATGGATGCTGTACCAGGTGGCTCAGTATTGCGATCAGCCGGTACCGGACGGGAAGGGCGGTAGCGGTACCGAGCCGCGGTACATCTGCAACGTGTACATTCAGGACCGGAACGACGCCTATACCGTTCTTCGTGACTTTGCGGCCATATTCCGGGGCATGACGTACTGGGGCGGCGATCAGATCGTGGCCCTGGCAGATATGCCCCGGGATGTGGATTACAGCTACACCCGCGCTAACGTCATTGATGGCCGATTTACCTACGCCAGCAGCACCACGAAAACGCGCTATACCACGGCGCTGGTGTCCTGGTCCGATCCCGCTAACGCTTACGCTGACGCGATGGAACCGGTGTTTGAGCAGGCGCTGGTGGCGCGCTACGGATTTAACCAGCTGGAAATGACGGCCATTGGCTGCACACGGCAGTCGGAGGCGAACCGTAAAGGCCGCTGGGGCATTCTCACCAACAACAAGGATCGCATCGTATCGTTTGACGTTGGTCTGGATGGCAACATACCTCAGCCCGGGTACATAATCGCCGTCGCTGATGAAATGCTGTCAGGGAAGGTCACAGGCGGCAGAACATCCGCGCTGGAAGGACACGGAACTAGC